GCGCTTAGGTGGGCTTTTAGTTTTTCTTTGTGTAGTTAACATTGGCTCTTCCACTAATACTGGGGGAGCTAATTTTCTAGCCCTAACTTTTAAAAGATTAGGGTTTAGATTGTTCAAAGCCGCGTAAGCGTAAACAAAACAATCAAGCGCCTCGTTTCGCTCCCTCGTTTTAACCCATTCTAAAACTGAAAATCCTTTCCTAAACTTAGTAACCAATTTTTCTGCGGTTAACTGAGCAAAGAACTCCTCATCTAGCTCTGCTGAAAAATGAACCTTATCATTATGAAGCCAAGAGTAAACAGTGCGCTTGGCTGTATCCACGCCAACCTGATACAACATAACCCTCTGCCGCCCTGTTTGCTTTGGAGTGCTTGTTAATGGCCTACCCATACCAGAAACACCCTTGATAGCAAAAACCCTCCTACCAGCCCTTGGCTTGGTAAAGGCGTAAGCATGCTCCGTTAAATAACCAGAATCCACAGCAACTCCAATAATCTTATGACCATCATAAGTTTTCATCAAAAATGAATCCAAAGTTGCCCAGACTTCTTTTTCTGTAGGCTCTCCATAAAAAACCTTTTGAGTAAATATCCAAGGCTCATTATCCAGACCCCACCCAACTACTTGAACCTCTATCCTGTCTTTTTGTACATCGACCCCCGCCGTTAGTATTAAAACATCATCGGGTATTGCCGTTAAATCATAAGCTTCTCGTTTTGACATAAGGCTATCACTTTCGACTGTTTCGCCTTCCTCTTCCCACGTTTCCCCAAGGCTTGTATTGACCCAAGCTTTTAAAGTTTCTGGCGACCTTTTAGCGGATAGAAAATCCTCTACAACTTCTGACCATTTGCGCCAAGGGGAATAAAGCTCGTTAATATGAAACCCTGCTGTTTTGCCTTCAATTCCAGTAGCAATCCACTCCCCCTCTTTTAGCATCCAAGGTTTGCTCGACTCTTCAATAATTGACCCACAATGTTCACACACACAATGACATTTTTTAGGCTCGTTTTCGGGCCATTGAATATTGGCCCACTTCAAAGTTTGCTTAGTTTTGCACTCTGGGCAAGGCACATGATAACGCCGCTGATCAGATTGCTCCCACTCCATTTCTATTCTTGAGACTCCTTTAACAGTTGGAGTGCTGGTTAAAATAATTTTACGATTCCAGAAAGTTGTGGTTCGTTTGCGTGCAAGAGTTACAGGATCGCCCTCGCTTCCTGCCGATAGCGGGTATCTATCCACCTCATCAGCCATTACTAAGCGAATAGGACGGCTAGCCAAACTAGCAGGGCTGTTACTGCCGCCAATAGTAATATGGCCTCCTGCAAAGCTTTTGTGCATTGTCGTATTACCGCTGTCTCTTGATCGCGGGTTTTTAATTAATCCAGAAAGAATTGGTGTGTCTCTGATCATTGGAGCAAGCCGATCTTGCGACCAAGTTTTTCCCATTTCCACTGTCGGTTGAAGCACAAGTATGGGCGCTGGATCTTGCGCCATGTAATAACCGACCACATTATTCAACACTTCCGTTTTGCCAATTTGTGCCGATGACATAATGACCACTGTTTCAATGTTGCGCTCATTTACCGCATCTAACATACCTCTCTGGTAGGGTGCGCGATCAGTCCTCCACTGTCCTGCCTCTGCTGAGGATTCTGCTGACAGGCGGCGGTGAGTATCAGCCCATTCACTCACCTTCAATAACGGCGGCGGTGTCCATATTTTTGAAACTCTGTTCCACGCGCTTTCTAAATTTGTCAGGCAATCCATCGTTTGATAACTCCTCTAGAGCTTCGGTTATCTCTACTTTTATAATTTGTTCAGCTTCGCCAAAATCTTTAGCGGTTAAAACTTGAGTTGCCGTTTTGGAAGGCACGCCCAAGAGTTTTGATTTAGCATTAGCGGTATAGTGTTGCCAGCACTCGACAACCCATTCAACTTGAATGTACTCGCCTCGCATTTCCCCGACCTCTATTTCTATGCGATCAGCTTGGGCTTTAGCTAAACGTGTTTTTTCACTATGCAAGTCAGTAGCAGCCATTTCTTTACCAAATGCTCTTTCTCTTAAAAACCTAACATAGCCTCTCACACATTTAATTAAATCCCAGCGGCCCTTTTCTTGCGGCTTAGGGATCACTCCATCATCTGCTAGCCTTCTTATGTGGCGCTCAGAAAGGTCTAAAACAGAAGCGATTACTGCTATTGGGTATGTATTTCTATCAGCCATTATTTAGGAACCCACGCCTCACTGTACTTGTGAGCCTCAATCTTTAGCGCTTTAAAAACATTTTCCTGTAACAGTAACTCGACCTCATCTTTAGTTGCGCCAATTGCTTCTTTAACTTGATCAATTGTGTAGCTGTATTCTTGAACAACAATTTTAATTAGCTCTGCCATTTTTACAGAAGCGTGTACGCCCTTTGCCCTATTAATGCGAACAGTCAAAAGCATGCGCTCTGGTTCGGATAACTCCAACACAGTGCATGGTACTTTACCGCCACTTAGCGCTTTAACCTTCTTAGAAGTCTTGGCAAGAGTTACCCTGTGAAACCCATCAATAATGACATTATCTTGAGTGACTAGAATAGGCTGAATCCATCCGCTTTTTAAAATGGAATGTTCTAGCAATTTAAATTCATGTCGTAAAACTACGTTAGGATTATAGTCATTAGCATTAAGTAGCTCTGCATCAATCCACTCAATTGAATCTATAGGATGCTTCACTGAATCTCCCCTTTATAAATATCTGTACTTAGCAACTCCCACCAAGTATTGCCCTGCTTGTATTCAAAATGATTCATATCTTCCCATCGACTAGAGCGTAAGAATAATGACCCCATACTTGGGATGAAAATTTGAACGCCGTTATTCCTAATATCTTCTTTGTACTCATTCCACCGATTAGGAAAACGAAAACGTAAGTGAAGCATGGCATGGCATCGACCACAGAGAGAGTGCATGCTTGCAAAATAATTCTCCTTTGTTGGCCCATAATCTTCTGCGTGCCTCATGGTATTTTTAGCTTGCCCACACATTTCGCAATCGGATACTTTAGGCTTATCCACTGCGCCTCTGTATTTAGTTGACATTTTTATTCTGGTTTTTCCAGACCACTGTTTATAATCTTTCATTTGAAAATTCGACCCCCGTAAACTATTCCGTATTTGTTCTTTTTATATTCCACAAAATCATAAATATCATAGCTAGGCCAACTAATGGGCGTGCTAAATACAGTGGCTTTGCCTACAAATCCATCTAGGCGCTTCATCCTAGCCGCTAGCATGGCCTTGCCTACGCCATTCATTCGGTAGTTAGGGTGAACAAAGTTGCTCTTAAATCGAACATTTGGGCCTTTAAATACTAGCGCACAACATCCAATAACTTTTTCCTCATACTCAGCACTAAACCAAACGCAACCTTCTGGGTTTTCAAATGTGACCCGCTCTTTTTTCCCTAACTTTATTAGTGGCTTTATGGTTTTAAAATCGCATTCTTTAACTAATACGTTCATAAGCAATCTGAGCCTTAGTTGGGTTTTTAAGAGGCTGAATTTTTCTTTTATAAGAGCCGTTAATAATTTGCTGAAAAACATACATGATTGGATAGCCCCACATATTCTCAACCCTTCCTGCTTTCCCTGTGGCTTCGTTGTTAGCTCTAACCATTTTGGTAAACTCGACTCTTTTAAAAGCGGAAGCTCTCATTTTTGGGTCGGTAATATTTTCCTTAATATAAAGATGAATGCCACGCCAGCTTCTAGGGTATCTGTTCATTACTGCGTACCTATCCAAGTCTTTAAAATATTTTTCATGGGTAATCATTTCTGGGAATATGTCCATTACTTGCTCATAAAAAGTAGGATAGGATGTTTTGAGCTTGTGAAGCTCTTTTGCTGTCTCGGCATGGAGCGGCGTTGAAACCCTAAGCTGTTGCCCGTTCCATTTTTGAATGTCGTAAATGGCGCAGTAGCTTATTTTTTTATCGTAAAAATATTTAAAAACATCATTTTCTGACCAATCGAATATAGGCTTAACCAGCTTTACATTTTTGGACTCTGTGGCGTTAATATAATTTTCATTGCGCTTGTTAATACATGATCTAAATCTTACTAATGATTCATCACTTCTTATTCCGTTAACCATTGCAACCTTTCCCTTTAAGCCTTGGATACAAAATTTATCCATGTCGTATTGGCTCATGGGTTTTTTTAAACCTGTAGTCGTTATTGCGCTTTTTGGCTTAGGTCGAATCCATTCTCGGTCATTGTCCCATTGGATGTATTCATACTTTTTACCCAAAAGGTATTTTTCGCTTACCATAGGAACTGCAAAATAAGTAAGGTCAAATCTTTCTGTGTCAGCTTGAACATCCAGCACAAACTGAATTACATCCTCTGGTATTAATTCTTCATCTCTAAAAATAACTTTAACTGGCTGAGTCATTCCTAGCTCATCGTAAACTTCTCTAACCAAATGAATAATTACTAAGGAATCTTTGCCGCCAGAAAAAGCACAGACCAATTCATCAAAGCTGCTAATGACATGGCGTATTCTATTCTTGGCTTCTGTTAGTACATCGACCCCAATGTAGCGAACATTGGATTTTTTATTTTGGCTCAATCATGGCCTCCTGAGTAAAGGCCACTAAGCGCTCAGATATTGTAACCGCGCCTGTGTACTCACCCTTTAGCCATCGCAAAAAGTCCATCCACTGCTTCTGCTCCTGTTCATCATTAAAGATAATGTTGTATTGAATGGTATAACTGTCTTCAAGAAGATCAGCATCTTCATCTTCATCTTCGTCTTGCTCTGTCATTATCATGTCCAGTTCTGGCAAGGTGAAGCCTGTGTTTTCTAAGTCATAATCACTGTCGTTTAAATCCTCAAGCTCAATCTTTAAAAGAACATCATCCCACTTTGAATCTTGCGCCACTCTGTTGTCAGCTATGCGGTAAGCTTTCTTTTGAGAGTCCGAAAGGCCCACTGCAATGTGTACAGGAACTTCATCCATGCCCAATAGCGCCGCAGCTTGCAAGCGAGTGTGGCCCACTAAAACGACATAATCTTCATCAACTACAATGGGCTGGCGAAACCCAAACTCTTTTATGCTTGAAGCTACGCTATGCACTGCATCTGTGTTCTTACGCGGGTTTTTTGCGTAAGGAATGACCAGGTCGAAATTTACTTGTACGACTTCCATTTTTCCCCCTCGGCTGAGACATTGATATTTTTATACTGACACTAGTTAAACATCGAGCCTTAGCACACCTCCATTGCTTATATTGTCGGTAGTACCTTAACGCATCGTGCTAACCGCTCTTACTAACGCCTTCTCAAATTCTTTATCAAACTTACTGTTGATAACTCCTTCCCCTATCTTGTAAAACGGGAACAGTTTCTTGTACTGCGTTTGCTTGACAAACTTATGCAATAACTTAATCCTTGGCTGCGCTCTTGTACCGCTTTGCCACACACCTGTTGTTCCGTTGATCTCTGCAATGAACTGCTTATTGGTCTTAACTAATCCTTTCTTGCTTCTTGGCACGTTGCCATACTTGTTTAGTTTTACATTATCAGTAGGCACAGCAATCCATTTCTTTGAAGCTCTCCTGCTTCCCCCTTCCACTTGATACCACATGTACTCGGCAACCCTTGGTATAAAGAATACGCTGCCCTCAAGAAGAGTTTTCTTGGCTTTGTTTACTCTTACTCCTCTTACTGTGTATGGAGTAGGTCTATCTAAGTATCTAGGCAATTGAGCTTGAACTGCCTTACGCACACTAAACGCTGTGTTGTTAATAGCAGAAGCAGTAGCAAATGGAACTTGTGTCTTAGCCTCTCTACTAAGTTGCTTAACAATCTTATCCACATTACTCATTACACTTATTTGCATGATAGCCACCCTTTAACCCGCCAAGGTGTCTTGGCTAACCTTCCCGCTGCTTCTTTGCTGTATATTCTTGTATTCATTGCCTGAGCAACAGGCCACCCCCTGCTTAATCGTTTATGAAGCACATCAGTTGATAAGCCGCTTTTTAATGATATTTGTTTAACAGTTAAACTTTGTCCTTCTACATCAAATTTTCTAGGCATGTTTCCTCTATAACGATCCATAGCCCTGATGGGGCTTTTCGGTTAATTACTGGCCTGTTAATGGCAAACCGCACCACTTTGTCAGCCTCATCCCCCGATAAGATCCCCTGTTTTACTAACCCATCCTCAATCATTTTGCATGTATAAGAATAGTTACTACAATCGCGCTCTCTGCCGCCTTTGCCTACTTGCGGCGTAAACATCAGCTTTACAGGGTTAAGAAATAAATCTGTATCTAATGCCTTTACTGCCTTGTGCGCTTTATCAGCTTCCTTAGCTCTCTTTGTCCAGTGCTGCCCCGCATAGATTGCATTAGTGCTTGGCCCCATGTACTCAA